TATTTTAAATGATATAAAAAAACACATCATATTCAGGTACTGAATATGATGTGTCATTTTTATTCAAATATCAATTCTTAGAACTTACCAGCTTTTGCTGCTTCCTCGATAGAAACAGGCAACCGCGCAAAATCAGCACTTTTTCGGCGTTTTGTGTATTGCGCGTGTTGTACCATTGGGGCTTTATGCCATTTCGCAGGGTTTTTCAACGTTCTTTATGTCTTTATTTTATCGCCTGCGCCATATCATGTCAAGAAACTTCAATCACGGTCACAAGATCGCTGCGCTTCGTGATGTAATACCCCGATTTGATCTTGTAGAAGTCGCCTTCTTCGCCCACGATTGTGAATGCTTCGCCGTATGTTGCCGCGCCTGCTACATATTTTTGATCGTAATCTGGTTTTGTGCGGTAGTTTACGCCGTCACTGCCCTTGTATATGACTTTCACAAGGCGTTTTGCTTCCTTTTTCGTGAATTCCACAAGATCGCTGCGCTTCGTGATGTACCAGCCCGACTTCACTTTGTAAAAATCGCCGATTTCGCCCACAACTGTCAAGATTGTTCCCTTTTTCACTGCTCCAGCAATGCTTTTCTTGTCATAATCTGGCTTTGTGCGGTAGTTTACGCCGTCGCTGCCTTCATAAATGATCTTTATTGTTCCAGATACCTTCTGCAATGTGTCTGTGGCTTCCGTTTTTGCCCCTTCCTGCGCTTTTTCGTCGGTGTTGGTAATTTTATTCAATACCGCAAGAATTTTCGCGCCGTAGCCTGCGCCAGCCGCCCAGCCTTTGCCGTTTGGGTTCTCTTGAATGCCTAAATATTCCACATAAGGCGCGCAACCTCTCTGAACATATTTGAAGCGCGGATCAACGCAATCATTTTTCAAGGCTCCTTCGGTTGCGTATGCCTTCAAGTGCTGGATCTGGGCGCGTACACCTTCCCGACGGCTTGCAAAGCTGTTGCCCTTCATGCCGTTTCGTGTCACTCCCATGCCGCAGAAGTTATTTTGATCCAGTGTGACGGCTGATCCTTTAAATTCAAGGTCGCCAGTTTCAATGAACATCTGCGCTGCGCCAATGTCGCCGCGTATTCCTTCCGCTTCGCCTTCTTCAATGTAAAGCTGCGCCAGTTCTGACGCAAAAGAAGCCGTGTTCGGGTTTACTTTGATCATGTATGTGGCGATCTGTGCTGCCGTCGCCTTTGATTTTCCGCAGATCATTGTATATTTTGTGTTGCTCTGGTCTTTTTCCTGCTCCTGTTCTTCTGGCTGCATGATAGCTGCTTTGAATTTCTGCCATGTAGCTTCAAACACATTGAAAATATATGGGTTCGGGCAGATTTTCCCTGTCACATCGTAGTGACGGATCACGTTTTCGGCAGGAATATTGTATTTTTTCATCAAAAGTCTGGTCAATTCGATTGTTGCCTGCACGGTTTCGTCTGTGAAGTACCAGTCTTTGTCGCTTGCTGATATTGTGGCGGTTGAATGCTTCTTCACTGCCATTTCAATGCCGATCGAATTACTGTTGCGGCATTCTGCGTGCTTGTAGGACTTCGCGCCACAATGCCATGCGGTGTCGTCGTCTTCTACGATCTGGAAGATTTCGCCTGCGTGTCCGACTGCGTAATGCGCAGACGCTCCAGCATAAGTGCGCGCCCAGTATTTCGCCAGATTTTCCGCAGTTGCAAGACCGCCAAAATAGTGAATGACAATATACTTTATACGCCCAGTGTCGTTTTTGTCGGTAAAATTGATCTTTGTCAAATAATTTCTGTTTATATTCATTCGATCGCGCCTTCCTCTCCCCAGAAGCCCATTTCGTCTTCGTCAAAACGGTTTCTGAATTCTGCCAGTGCGTCGTCGTCCATGCCTTCGACTTCCTGTTGAAGTTCGCGGCGTTCTTCGTCAGTCATTGTCTTTGTATGCTCTGACTTCATGTTGTTTTTCCTCTTAATAGCACAAGCCCCATGAAGGGGCTTGCGGAAGTGTTATTCTGTGGCGTTTGTGCCTGCGTCGCTGTTGTTTTCTTCGGTGTCAATGTTCATTTTCTTTTTCATCATTTTTTCAGTGATAGCAAGCCCCTTGATCAAGAAGTCTGGTACTTTGTAGCCCATTTCAACCAGATTTTCAAGAATGCTTCGCGCTTCGTTCACAAGCAGCATGGCAAGGGTAAACCAGCCGATCATTGTCAAAAATGCAAGGTCAACGCCCAGCAAGTCATGTCCGACGGCGACGAATACGTCTGCAACGACGAACGCTACAAGGATAACAACCCAGTAACCTAGTTTCTTGACTGCGCCTTTTAATCCCACTTTGCTGCTTTCTTCATGTTTCTGGCGTGATTTCCACCAGCCTGTCAGCCAGTCGCATACATTCAAAAGAAGGTATGCTGCGAAAATATACCAGTATGTGCCGAAAATTGCTGTTAAAACCGCGATTGCTGCGCCCACGGCTGCGTTGTACTTATCCACAAAAATTGCTGTTTTCATTTTCCTGTTGTTTTCTCCATTCATAGTTCATTTACTCCATTTCGTAGCCGTCGTTGATTAACTGTTCCTTCACTTCTTCGCGGTATTCTTCTGGTACGTCGTCCAGTGTTGCGTATTCTTCGCCGTCGTCAATACCTTTTTCAAGCACGCCCACCGCCACGTCAACAATGTGTTTCGGCGGTATACTGTCGATCGTTCTTGATCCTGCAATTACAAGTCTAATGTATAAATTTTTCACGATGTCGCCCCCTGTTCATAAATTGCCGCGATCCCTTCCATGATTGCGATCTGGTTTTCGCTTTCTGCGATTTGTGCTTCGTAAATTGCCGCGATAGCTTCCAGCGTTGCCGTGTTGTTCTCTTTGATCATCATGGCAAACGGCGCGTCAAGCTGTGCAAGCTGTTCTTTGTATTCGTCGTATTGTTTCGGTGTCATGTCTGCGAAGTCATATTCCCAGACTTTGACTTTGCCTTCGTCGGTGGTTCGTGTCGTTCGTGTGATGTTTTTTCGCACTTTTACCCTTTGCACGCCCATTTCAAGATCTGCTGGGCGTTCTGTGTTCTGGGTTTCGCCCCTTTTCCATTTAAGCTGCTGCAAATTTTACACCTTCTTTCTTTGAATGTTTTGACACTTTGTTTTTCAGCGATTTTATATTGATATAGGGTTTTATGCGTTCTTCATATACTGCGTATGTGTCCGTGCATTTTATATACCCCATACTGCTGATCATGCTGCAAGCGTCATACCAGTTCACTTTCTCTTTCTTGTAAAGCCGTCTGGCTTTGCGTGTGATCCGATAGAATAACGCTTTGCGAAGTGTGGTTCGGTTGCGTCGGAATAGAAAGCCCATGAAGTCAAGGGCGCGCCCATATTCTTTTACAACCTCTTTCGCGGTATTTGTTGCCGTGTCGAATACTTCCACCGCAACTTCTTTCGCAAACAAAAATACTTGTTTATTTTCCTTGATCGTCAAGCCCAGCTTTTCTTCGCAGTATTCGCAGATCCGTTTCATTGCCGCGTGAAGTTCTCTTTTGTTGTTTCCGAAACACACTATGTCGTCCATATAACGCACCATGTATTTGATACCGGAGGCATATTTCGGCACATTGTACCTTTTCACGCCTTTTCGTTTCATTCTGGCTTTGTATGCTTCTTCTTTCTTTCCCTTCTCTGGCAAGAATATTTCCTGTTTTATGTAGTGATCCAGATCTTGCAAATAGAAATTCGCAAGCCATTGGCTTGTGTAATATCCTAACGGCAAGCCGTCGTCTACTGCGTCAATGATTAGATCCAGCAGGCGCAATGTCTTTTCGTCTGAAATTACCCTGCGCAGCTTTGCTTTCAAGATGTCGTGCGGTATGCTCTCGAAGAAGTGCCGCACGTCTATTTTCATAACGTATTTTGTTTCTTTGTGATTATCTTTCAACCAGCGTTCAATGTATCTTTTGCCATAATGCGCACCGCGTTTCTTTACCGATCCGCAAGTGAAGGCGTATGCTCCGCGATTTATTACTTTGTGAAGCGTCGGATCTTTTCTGATCGCTTCGTCTGTCGGTGCAAGTATCTGTATGATCGCATGGTGTACTACTTGTTCATAACGGTAAAACGGCTTTATGATGTACCGCTTTTCATTTTAAAGCCGTCGTTGATTTGTTGCTTTTCGTGCTTTGCTGGCTTCCATTCTTCATTCTTTAGAATTTCGTGCAACTTGTCCACATGGGTGTCAAGGTCTGCAAGCACTCTGGCAATGTCTTTTCTTTGTGTTTTGCCCTTTGCTGCTCTTTTGAATGCCAGCCGCAAATTGTCTTTGTCGATGATCTTTTCGTATAAATTCTTGTAGGTTTTCACGGTTTCCTTTCTATTGCTTCATGGGCTTTCTATGTTTCAATACTAACCCAGCCTACATCAGCACCATTTCAAGATTTAATCTTCCGAAGATTGTGTGCATTAGGTTTTCGCACCGTGTTTTTATAGAAATGAGCGCGCGGAAATGTTCCAGTTCGAATTCGACACAAGGTTGTTCACATTCACAGCACCGCCACACTTCAAACCATTGTTGCAGTTGCCGCCGACAATCGCCGAAGAAGACGTGAAAGACCGCGCAGGCGCACACAAAATCCGCTTTTCGTTGTCGTATATATAATTTTATATGTTATCTATGCCGCAAGGGTATTTGGGGGCTGTTCGCCCCCACGCCCCCATTTTGACTGCTTAGTCTTCGATGTCCGAAGCCTGCGCAGTCGTAGGCGTTTTCAGATAGGCGCGCGCGGAAAAGTCCCAGTCCGAAGCCGACACAAGGCTGCTCACAGCCACAGCACCGCCACACTTCAAACCATGGTAGCAGCCGCCGCCGACAAGCGCGTGATCGACTTGCGAAGCGTTATACCAGCCGCCGTCGCAATAGTATGTATCAGAAGATCCGTCAAGGACTGTCGGCACTTCGCCATATTCAGTCAATACGCCTTCTTTGATGTATGATCCCGAAGTTCCAGACATTGACAAGCCTGTGTTGATGTAGCCGTCGCCTGTTTCATTATACGGTGGGTATGGTTTCAAGTAATGTTTACCGCCGACATACAACCAACCTTCTATACGCTCCCATGCGCCGCCCTGCCATTCAGCATGAAGGAATTTTCGTGGCTTGTTCACGTCTGCGCCGTAGCCGAAGAAGCGACCGCCTGTCAGAAGTGTTCCTGTCTTTGACAAGTTGCTTGCTGCTGAACCGCCAGTATAATTTCCGTAGCCACAAGCGTCCTGCTTGTCGGTGGATCTTGTCAAAAGCGTTTCAAGTTCCCACAAAAGAATTGTCATTGACATATAGCCTGTTGACCAGCCAGCACCGTTGTTCTTTGCGTATGTCAGTTCGTTTGCTCCAGTCTGTGTGTTCATTTGGGTTTGTCCTGCTACCGAACGCACCTTTGAAGAAATGAGCGAACCGAAAAACATCGGGATCATGGTGTATGGCTCGATTGATCCGTCTTCTCTGGTGTGCGCGTATGCGTGGAAGTCTTCGTCAAGCTGGATATTGCAAAACTGGCGATACTTCTTTGTGCCTTCTGTCCAGCGTTTTACATAGATCAGCGGAATTGAAGCCATTGCGTTTCCGTCGTAGCTTGTGTTTGATACGTCGGACGCTGTGCCGTCTGCTTTTTTCTTTGAATAATCATTGTGATCCAGTTCGTAGTCGATCGTGCCGTCAGATTTTACCATAAAAGGCTTGTTGCCTTTGATGAACCATGCTGCGTCTTCTGTCCAGCTTCCTTCTGTCCAGCCGCCTGTGTTATCTGCTACACAACGCGCTGGCGTGAAGCCTTCGCACATATCGGTATAGTGGATCTTTGTTTCTGGGTTGCTGTCCGTCGTGTCGTCGTAATATCCAAACAAAATATATTCTTGTGGCGTGAATTTTGCTGCATTCGCGCTGTTTCTGTTGAAAAGCAGATAATCGCTGAACGGAAAAGCTGCCACATAATATGTTGTGTCGTTTGTCAATCCTTCCGCAATCTTTGCAGTTTTCTGGTATTTCTCCAGATCTGTTACTTCTTCAATGATTGTGCCGTCGTTTTCGTGTTCTGGCAGGCTGCCTTCTTTCAATACAAGCCGATAACCTTTGACCGTGCAAATTCTCTGACCGTCGATCAAGGTATCTGCTGGCGGTGTCACTTTGATTTTCACGCCGCCGTCGATTGCCTGCGCGGAAATTGCCAGCACGTCCGCTGGTGGTATTCCTTTTTTCATGTTGTCTATTGTGTATTTACTTCCTACAAAATCAGCCATTTATCTGTTCGATCCTTTCTGAAATTTTGTTGCCGTCAAATACGGTTGTCTTTTTGTATCGGTTGCCGCTTGTGAAGTGGTATTCTTCTTCGATCTGGGTATCAGATGCAAAAGTGGTTGTTTTCACATTACCGTGTGCGTCGGTTTCTGTGATCATTTTTCCGTCGTCGCTGAAAACGTAGTCTTTCGCCGTAAAGCCTGCCATTGCAAGGTTCAAACCTTCTTCAATGTCCAGACACACTTTGCCGTCAACAACTCCGATTGTGACTTTTTGCATTTTGGTTTCGATCATCAGAAGCAAATTGCCTGCTGCCGCTTCGTCCAAAATATCTTTGATACTTTCCACCCACGCTTCAAAATCTGCCTTTTGCTGGTTTTCATACGCTGTGAATTCTTCGTCCATTTCTTGATAGCGTGTATTTGCCTGTGTTTCCAGCGAAGCGATATTCTGCAAATACTCCGCGTATTCTGTTTGAATGTCCGCTTGATACTTTGCAAAGAATGTGTCGAACTGTGCTTTGATCTGCTCGAAGCTGATCTGCTGCACTGCTCCGCATACCCAGCCGCACAATGTTTCGTCCATTCTGGTGTCTGTGATCATGTCCTGTGTGATCGCTGTTGTTCCTGCTGCCACGTTTACCCTTGCAATGACAAGATCGTGAATGGTTGCTGTGACTTGTGGTTCTGTCGGTACTGCTTCGCCCGAATAGTAGTTGCCTGTGTCAACTGCGCGTGTGATCCAGCGATTTGACAAGTCAAGTTGTATTTTGATGTTGTCAACGCGGTTCATGTTACCGCTTGCCGTTTCCAGATTGATTGTCAGTGGTTCGGTTAAGTGGTATGCGTAGCCGTCGATCCATGCGTACCCTGTGTTGATCGTGACGGTCATGTCGTCATTTGCCGTGACTTGTAAATCTCCGTTGAAAACTCCGCTTTTGAAAAGCGGCGCGAAGTAGTCAGCCCAGTGGCGCGCATTGTAGCGTCTGTCGTGGTCTTTTGAATTAAAAAAACTGTACTGTTCAGCCATGTGCTTTTCCTTTCTTTAATTGTCTGCAAGATCCACTTTTTCTGGCAGTGGGCTTCCGAATGTTGGTACTATCGAAAAGCCGCCGTTTTCGTAAATCTCTTGAATTTCTGTGATCCTTTTGTCCATTTCGATTGACCATGCTTTTTTCTCAACTGTTACGATGTCGCCCAGATCATAGTCTGTTTTGTATGCGAAGTTGACAAAAGGAAGCGTCGCAGCTTCTAAACACTCAACGATCCCGAATTCTGCCAGCTTTTCATTTCCGCGTTGGATCAACGCCTGCTGGTATTCTGCCGTTGTCATGTCGTCGCTTGATACGTCGCGCGCGTCCACCATGACTTCGCGCCGTTGCCAGCCTGTCGCTGTTTCGTCAATGGTTGCCGTCATTGTCGTTCGTGCTGTGCCTTCGCCTTCGCCGAACACGACCGCGTGCGTTTTGTAATTCTGTGAATTTGAAGTGTATGTGGCTTTGTTCAAATTGCGGTACACTTCGGAAAATGTCACACGCTTGTTTTGTGACTGGTTCTTTGTCCTGTCTTTGCCTGCGTACACTTCAAAATAATAAATTTTGTTTTTGAAGTCTGGACGAATGCGAAAGCCCAGATTGCTGCACCGTGACAGCTTCGTCAAGTATGTATAACAGTCTTTGTATGACACTTGAAAAGTCACTGTGTTGCCCAGTCCTTGTGCTTCTGCCAGTTGTAAATGTGGCAATGGTTCGTCTGCTTCGATTGCGGCAATGTTTACAAGCTGCCGCATTGCTTCTTCGTATGTTCCTTCTTTGAACACAACAACTGTTTTTATGCCGCGTCTTGCGATACCGCTTGAAAGCATACGCCCTGTTGCTGTGATTTCGTTTGAATAGTCGTCAGCGGCGATCCCTTCGATGAATGCCGCTTCCACTGATCCAGTCATGGCAACGATGTTTCCTTCTTTCAAAAGTGAAAGATTGCGGCTGTTTAGTGCTGCGTGTAGTTCCACCGTTCCTGCTTCAAAATATTTGCGTGTCCAGATCAATGATCGGTATACGTCGATCACTCCCTGTCTTTGCATTTCGTCGTTGTATACTTTTATTTGCTTTTGCTGTCGCATTTCAACTGCTGTTTGCATTTCTGCCATGTGCCTGCGCTCCCTTCCTTACGGCATAACGTAACAATTTTCAAAATCAAAATTTACGTTCATAAAGTCGCCGCCTTCGTCAGCCGTATAATTGATATAGTTTCGCCCTGTTTCTAACTGCACATAGCCTTCGTTGTCTTCGTCCACAGTGTAGTTGTAATCGTATTCAACGCCACCGCGCAGCAATACAACATTTATATTTCCCTGTTTTGTTGTGATCACGATCTGATCATCGGGAAGCATTGTGCAAAGCAGTTTCAGCGTTTCGCCTGTTGTCACATTCATAATGGACGGATTGACGACGGTATCTTCTGCAATAATTGTCATTTGAATACCGATCGCCGTTGTGCTTTCATTGTCAACGGTCTTGATTGTTTCTTTTGATCTTGATCCGAATTCCATTCCTTCTTCTTCGATCTCGATCTCAAACTCGAAGCCGTCTTCCCAGCTTGCCATTTCGATGTGTGTTGCTTCGTCGTCTTTGAAGTACGGATCTGGACAAATTAAAGATATGGTACACGCTCGAATTATGCCTTTTTCTTCAATGTCTATACTTTCGACGTAGTATTCGATCTTTCTTGTTTCTCCGTCTTCTGTGTGGTAGAAAATACCTTGCGAATGGACTTTGAACACTCTTGACAGTGTATCGCGGTTTTTTCGGTAATTTCTGCGAATGTTTGCCGTGATCACGATGTTTCGTTGCTCCAGTGCTTCGCCCGAATAGCTGCTGCCGTCCGTCGTTGCATTCTGGCTTGTCTGGACGGCGTTTTTGATACTGTAAACGCCGTCTAAACTTACCAGAAAAAACTCTGTATTGTCGTGATCGTATTCAAAAGTGGCAGACATTCCAGCGTTATTCACGCATTTTATTGATTTGCTCATGTTCTGCCGTCCTTTCTTATGTCGGTTGAAGTTTCAGCACCATTTGACGCGTTGCGTTTCTGGTCTGCCTTGCAGTTTCCGACGGCGACAACTCGCGTGGACTGTTGATCGTCACATTCTGGACGAAGCCGCCTGCTGTGGTTGTTGTCTGTCCGCTTGGTGCGTTCACTCTTGCGTTGATATAGCTGTCAATGGTTGTCGGCACGCCGCCTTCCATTGCCTTTCTGATCCTGTCTTCTTCGTCGTCCATGCCTTCTTCTACGCCGATCGCCATACCAGCAGGAAGCATTTTTCCCACTTCGTCGCGCATGACTTTTGAAGGGCTGGCAATGCCGAAAAAGTCTTTGACTGCGTCCAGTGCGCTGCTTGCAAGGTCTTTGAATACGTCGATCAGACTGCTTGCTGCGTTCTTTACGCCTGTTATAACGCCGTCAATGATGTTCTTTCCTAACTCTCCCCAGTTTATAGCTTTGAAGGTGTTAAAAATCGCCGTGACAATCTGCGGAATTGCTGCAACCAGTGACGGTATCGCTTGAATTAGTCCGCTGATCAATGCCCCGATCAACTGAATACCAGCAGAAATAATCTGCGGCAAGTTTGCGATCAGTGTATTCACGGTGGTTGAAATAATCGTCGGCAACATTGCGATCAACTGCGGTATTGCCTGCGTTATTCCAGAAATTAACGAATTCAGAAGCGTTATGCCTGCTTGAATGATCTGTGGCAGCATTGTTGTGAGTGTCGAAACGATCGTTGAAATGATTGTCGGCAACATTGCGATCAACTGCGGTATTGCCTGCACAATGCCCGATATTAACGACATCAGCAAGTTTATTCCTGCTTCGATGATTTGTGGCAGTGCGCCCAGTATTGCGTTGATGATAACTGGAAATAGTGCGATTATTGCTTCGATTAGTGCTGGAATTGCGGAAGTGATACCGTTGATCAAATTCACAAGAATTTGAATGCCTGCCGTGATGATTTGTGGCAAGTTTGCGGTCAGTGTCGTTGTGATTTGGTTTATTAGGATCGGGATCTGCGCCGCAAGCTGCGGTATAACGGTGTTTAGTCCGTTCAGAATACCCATGAAAAAGTCGGTTGCTGCTGTGAGTAATTGCGGCAAAAGCTGTGGCAGTATTTCAATAACTGACGATATGATCGTGAAAAAAGATTGCGTCAGTTGTGGCAACAAGGTTTGCGCCATGCCGCCCAGTTCTCCTGCTACTCCTGCAACAATTCCAGAAAGCCCCGATATAATTTGCGGAACGCTGCCGACAATCGAAGTGATCGTCTGCATAATGCGCGGCGCGACATTTTCAACGACTGTTTCCGCTGCTGCGATCATTTCGTCGATCAGTGCGTCCAGATCCGCGTCTTCGTCTGCAAGTCCTGTCATTAAATTATCGAACGCGCCTTTTGCTGCGCTGATAGAACCTTCAATGGTTGTGCTTGCTTCTTTTGCTGTCGTTCCTGTGATCCCCATTTCGGTTTGAACGACGTGGATCGCGTCCACAATGTCTGCATATGATGATATGTCATACTCAACGCCAGAAAGTTTTGTCGCGTCGTCCAGAAGTCTTTGCATTTCTTCTTTCGTGCCGCCATATCCCAGCTTTAAGTTGTCTAACATTGTGAAGTTTTGTTTTGCAAAGCCAGCATATGTCGTTTGCAAACTCTCCATTGATGTTCCCATTTTGTTTGCATTGTCCGACATATCCGTGATTGCCATGTCTGCTTTTTCTGCCGCTGCCTTCGTGTCGCCGTCAAGGCTTTGCAAAAGCGAAGCTGAAAAGCTGGTCACGGTTTCCATGTATGAATTCGCCGACAGTCCAGCCGTTTTATAGGCGTTTGCTGCGTATTCCTGCACAAGTCCTGCGCTTTCTCCGAAAAGTGTTTCTACGCCGCCCACAAGCTGTTCATATGACGCATAATTTGACACTGCCGCTTTCGTGACTGCTGTTGCTGCTGTGACTGCTGCCGTTGCATATGCCGAAAAGGCTTTGATCGTGCCTGTGACAGTTGTTGAAAGAACTGTGAAGCCGCCTTTTGCTGCCGAAGCTGCCGCGTTGCCTGCTGCCGACATTGCCGAACTAAACGACGGCAATTTGCTTTTGACTGCGTCCACTGCTTTTCCTACTGCTTGAAAACCACTTGCAACCTTCCCGATCACTGGCACTTTGTCAGCCAGTCCAGTGACTTTGTTTTTTACTGTGTCAACTGCCGTTCCGATTGCTTTTATTTTGTCGTTGTTTTTTACTGCGTCAGCGACTTTTGTTTTTACCTTCACGAAGCCGTCAGCCAGTTTGTTCACAACTGGGATGTGGCTTGCGATTTTATAGATCTTTTGTCCGAAAGTTTCCGCTTCTTTCGCGGCTTTTTTCTGTTGTTCTTCGATCGTTTTCAGATCGTTTTTGTATTCATTCAGTTTTGAAGTTGTCAACACGATTTCGCGTTGCAAATTTCTGTATGCTTCGTCGTTTACTGTCATTCCTGCTGCCGCAGCTTCTTTCTGTGCCTGCTCCAGCAGTTTCAATTTGTCTTCGGTCTGTTGCACGGCTTGCGCCAGCAACATTTGTTTTTGCGCTGCCAGTTCCGCGTTGCTTGGATCTAACTTCATCAGCGAATTTATACCCTTCAACTCTTTTTGCGTCGCTTTTGCGCTTGAATTGACTTGTGAAAGTGCTTTGTCTAATTTCTCCGCGTTGCCGTCGATTTCAACTGTAATTCCTTTGAAGCCCTTTGCCATGCGTTTTTATTTTCCTTTGCCGAAAAGTTGCCGCAAGCTGTCGCGGTCTGGCTTTGTAGCCGACAACGTCTTTGCATTCTCCAGATATTCCCTGCCTTCTTCGGTCTGGTTCATTCGTGTTATAAATGCGTCACGCTTATACTGCAAATAGTCGATGTATTCCAGTTCTTCTATCTGCTGCACGTTCAATCCTGTGTATTCATGCACTAAATGTTCCCAGAATGTCGGAATGTCGAAAAGCCCTTCATCGTCAATGGGATAGAAGGGCAATACTAATTTGGGTTTGTAGCTTCTCCGCGTGCAAATTTAGCGTACTGCTGCATAAAGTCTTTCAATTCGTCTGTGGTCATCATATCGCCCACCCATTCAGCCGTGATTTTTTCGCGGCTCAAATTGTTTGACAAGATTTCTGCAACGGTTTCATATAACGCGTTGATCTTCATGCGGTTTATCTGGTTTTTCTCTGCTTTTGTTTGCGGTTCTTCGTCTGCCGTCATGTCGCTAATGTCCATTAACTTATCAAATACGCGCTTTTTCGGCATTCCTACACAAATAACCTTTTCGTATGGTGTGCCGTCTTCGCGTTCGTCTTCAAAAGTTACGGTCATAAAGTTTCTTTTTGCTTTTTGAAATATGATTGAATATGCCATGTTTGCTTTCCTTCCTTTACGTTAAAATATGGGCTGGACTGCTACGCCCAGCCCTGTTTCAGTGTTGCTTTTATGATGTTGCTTCGCCCTGTGCTGCTGTCTGTGCTGCGATAAATTCTGCGATAATGTCAGCTTTTACCGTCTTTGTGATTGTGTAGCCCTTCGCTGCTGCAATCGTCTTGATCTGGTCAATCGTCAAGGCGTTCAATTCGTCTTCGGTATATGTGTCTTGGTAGTCTTCTTCAAATTCTTCAACAAACTGGATCAATGTTCCGTTGTTGTCCTGCGGCTTGCAAGTGAATTCAGCGTCAATCACGGTTGCGCTGTCTGCTGCAAATGTGATTGTGAAGCCTGCTGTGTTTCTTCCTACCACTGCCAGATAGCAGTTGCCTTCGACTGGATCTTCATGGACAAATAATAATACATACTGTTTGCCGTCGTCGTTTCCTGTGCCGCCGACGCGCAAAATTCTGTATTTCTTGTCTGCGTCGGTTTCGGTTGTGATACGCGCTGTTGCAGATAACTTCGCCAAAACTTCCGCGTTCCATGTGAAAAGACCAGACTTGAACGTCGCTTCTTCGTCGGTCAAAATCTCTTTTACGACCATTCCCAGATCGTCTTTTTCAACTGTCATTGTCGGTTTGTACTCGATACTTGCACCGCCTTTGATCCAGCCTGCGTGGTTTGCGTCTGTGATCATGGTTGCAAGTAATTCTTTGAATGTTGCAGGAAGTGAACCACTAAAAACCATCATGTATAACTTACCAGATCCCAGTGTCACTTTCTGTTTTGATCCCTTCTTTGCCATTTTTATGTTTCCTTTCCGCATTTTTCAAAAATGCTTTGAAATTCATATACTGTGACGAAGCAGTCTTCTGGCTTCGGCAAATATTCCCTGTTGCGTGTCCACCGCCAGTTCATTTTGTCGAATAATTCTTCCAGTTTTGCTTCGTTTGTTCTGTCGATCCGTTCTGCGTAGAATTCAACCGCCAGATCATGTTCTATGATCCTTTTGTTGAAGTCGTCGCCGTCCGTCGTTGGTCTGTCTATGAAGATAACAAACGGCAGCTTTTGTGGTCTTGCAAATGCCGTGTCTGCCGTTGGCAGCCCTGTTGCTTCTTCAATCAGCTTTTCAAAGTCCATTCACGCCACCTTCTTTCATAGCTTCGCCAGTTCTTCGTCAAGCAATTTTTCAGCCGCAGCCGTTCCGTGCTTAATGTGTTTCACTGGCTTTGTTCTTTTTGTGCCGTCGCGTGTAGCGTGTCCATTCTCCAGAAGATGTGTCAATCTGTATTCTGGGGCTTCGACGTGCCACGTTGCTTTGTGGTGTCTTTTTGATACTGTTTCGCGCGCAACGGCAAAATGGCTTTTATAGTCGCCTGTTTTTTCTCCATGCCCTTTATATAAATATTGCTGGGCTGTGTCGTTGCATTTGTCAGCGGCTTTGTCTACCATTGCAAAAACCTTCTGCGTCACTTCGTCGCTGATTTCCTGCAAGGCTTCCCCGATTGCGTCGCCGAATGCGTCGGCTTGTACTACTGTGTTTTTTGCCATTTATGCAAATTCTTTCTGCCTGTGCTTCTCCAGCTTGACCAGTGAAAGTTTTGTGATCGGGGGCAGTGTATCTTTTATCTGGTCAATCTTTTCAACGGCGAATTGTTCTTCGTCAATCACGACAACATCGTGCGCGGCAATGCCCTTTTGCAACTGAATGTGGATCACTTTGTCCACTTGTTCGTCGGAAACTTTCGCGGCGTAATGGCGTTGTATGCTGACGTTTTCTTCTCCGAAGCGAAGATCTGCTGCGATCCTTCGTTCCAGCTTGCCTTCTTCGTTTTCTTTGAAGATTTTGACTGCTCCGTCGTTGAATTCTTCAAATTTAGACTTCATTTTGCGCCCCTTCCTGCGCTTCCTTTTTCTCTTTTGCCGTAAGCATAGCACCGCGAAGCGCAAATGCGGTCAGATTGCTTTTGAAGTCGTGTTCAAACTGTTCAATGGCGTTCGATCTTCCGTATCTGCAATATGAGATCAGCAGATCCAGCGCGATTTTGTCCGCGTTGAAGTCAATTTCCCTTCCGAATTTGTCTTCCAGATACGCTGCGCCACTGTCGATCAGTCTGTCGATCTTCTTTTTTGTCATTTCATCGTCAAAAGTGATGTCTAAATCATTCAAAACAATTTCAAGCAGCTTTGTTTTTTCTTCCTGTGTCATATTCCACCGCCTTCAAGTAACGGCAGCAAGGTTGTTCGCCCTGCTGCCTTGTTATTTTACGCCTGCGCTGCTGTCTGGGCTTCAAGGAAGGAAGTGATCTTCTCTGCCTTTGTGCTGCCTGTTAAGGTGTAATTCTTATATGCTGCCAGTCCTTCGATCTGTGCAACTGTCATGGCGTTCAATTCTGCTTCTGTCCATGCGGTCTTTTCAACCTCTACAACGTCAGAAGTTGCCGCCACTGCTGTCGCGCTTGCTGCGCTGCCAACTGTTTCAACACGGTAAACCATTGGCTGTACTGCGGAAATGTCAAGCACAACGAAAGCGTTGTTGTCAAGCGGCTTGCCGTTTCCGTAAAGGAAAGCAGCATAAATTCTTTCACGCTGCAAAAACTTGTAGCTGTCGTCGTATTCGATCACGCCGTCTTTGCTTGTTCCGATACCCATAAAATATTTTGCAGCGATACCGACAATGGCTTTGCCTTCTGGTACTTCTTCGCACTGAATAACGGTTGTAGGATATGGCAACACGTTATTTGCGAATGTGCCGTCTGGACGCTGAACGGTAGTTGCAGGCATGATCTTGTTGAAGTAGTCCACTGGATTTACAACCATGATCACGCCGTTTACTGCGCGCGGTCTGCCATTTCTGCTGACTGCCAGTTTTGCAAGCACTGCGCCGTACTGGTCAGCGGAAAAAGAAGAAATTGCAATCGCTTCTTTGTCTGGGTATGCTTCGCCGTCTGCGTGCGCTGCTTCAATGTCTTTCATCATACCGATTGGCATATCAACGCCAGTTCCGCACACGATACCTTCTTCAAGTCCTGCGTACATTGCTTCTTTGAGAACTTCACGCACATAGCTGTCAAGCCATGTTGCGCCCAGATCCAGCATAGATTTTGCAACTGGAAGGAATGCTGTTAAGGAATTCAATACAACGTCGAATTTCTCGAATTCGCCTTCCAGTTCCTTTGTGATCTCTGCTGTGATTGCGCCCCAGACTGCCTTCTGCTTGCCGTTCTTGTTCAAAATAAACTCTGTCATGTAGGTTGTATTTGTGAAGGTAACTGCTGCAAGTAAAGGGTGATCGCGCTTCAAGTCCTCGAATACGCTTTCAATAATTGTCTTCGGCATTGTCACGTCAAGGTTTGCAAGTGCCTGTTTTGGTGTATCGCTGCGCATTGCGCCGATAACCTTTTCATAGTATTTCTTTTCGTCAGAAGTAAGCTGGCGAAGTCCTCTTGCATTTAACGCCTGCGCGTCCATCTGCTCAACTGCTGCCATGTCCTTTGCCTTCTGTAAAATTTCCTGCTGAATGCCGTCTGCCATGTCAGCCATTGCCTGTGCGACCTGTTCTGGATCGTCGGTCTTTAATGCGTCAGAAAACTTCTGCGCCAGTTCTTCGCGTGTCAACATTTCAACGTCTTTGCTTTTCATGTGTTTATTTCCTCTCTTTTCTCAAATTCTGCGCTGCTGCTCTTGCAAGCAGTCCAGCAAGTTTTGTTTTTCCCTTTTCTTCGGGATCTTTTTTCTTTTCGTCGTCCTTGTCGTCGTCTGTATCTTTCTGATCGTCAGTGTCCGTTTCATCGTCCTTCTGATCGTCGTCTTCGTCGTCTTCATCGTCCTTCTGTTCTTCGTCGTCCTTTTTCTTTGAACTCTGGAAGAATTGCTGCAATTCAGCTTTGAAGGCTTTTTGCTCTGTCATGGTGCGGCGCATTTGTGAAAGCTGCTGTTGCATTTGCTCCAGCATTGTGTTTGCTCCTGCGTCGTCACTGCCGCCGCCGACTTCATCGGCGAAGCCCATTTCGACTGCCTGCTGTGGTGTCAAATAGGTTTCGGCGTTCAGCATTTCGATCAACTCGTCTTCTGTGATATTGACTTTGTCCATGTAGATCTGGCGGTTGCTTTCCATTAACACGTCCAGATCGTCTGCTGCCTTTCGCAAGTCGTCTGCGTTTCCTGCTACTTGCAGCCACATATTGTGGATCAGAAGACTTGTTCCCAGCCCCATGATCCTGCGGTCTGCTGCCTGCAAGATAATTGAAGCGATAGAATATGCGAAGCCGTCAACGTATGCAATAATTTCTTTGCACTTCTTCTGCTTTAACTGGTTATAAATTGCAACGCCTTCTTTGACCGAACCGCCATACGAATTGATGTGAAGTTCGATTGTGTCGGTTTCTGGAATTTCTGCCAGTGCCTTGCGGAAGAATTCTGCGCTTGTTTCGCTTTCTTTATATTCCCATGTCCACCAGTCAAATGTGCCATATTCTGACACATCGTCATAAATGTAAAGTTGATGAATGTTGCTTCCTGCTTCCTGTCTGAAACAATATTTTGTTTGCTTCTGTTCTTGACCTTTCAACCCTATTCGCCCCCCTTTCCTAAATGATCAAACTGTGACGCTTCCGCGTAGTTCTTCGTGATGTAATGTTGTTTTGACCATTCTTCGTTCAAGGCGGTGTCGCCCAGCTTCACGCGTAATTCATCAATGCAGTAAAGACCGCTTGACAATAGCTTGTCGCTGTTTGTTGCCTGCTCGAAAATGTCTATATGCTGAATGCAATTCGTGTTCACGTCAATATAATTGCCTTTTGCGAATTGCTTTGCACCATATCTTTTGCGCGTCGCTTCTTCTCCGAACTTCTCGCAGATCGGATCAATAGCGAATGTCAGAAAGTTTTTTGTGATCTGCTCAACGTCTGAAACGTCGCCCAGCATTAACGCTTTCGGAATTCTGAAAGCGCGCCCAGCCATTTCAAATTCATAGTTTATGCGCTCATTCAGATCGGCTGGCGTTGGCATTGACTGACTGTTTTTTGTAACATCGGTGTATGTATAGCCACTTGTCAACGGCAACACTGCTTGATTGCTTTCAAAAAACGGTCTGAAACGATTGTTGATCAATTCCTGCAACTGTTCTGTGAAGTTTGGCTGCGCCGATGTCTGCGCGTCAATGTTTAATATACCTTTTTGACCGCCTGCGCGAAGTGAAGTTCTGATCGCCTGTGCAACCACTTTGCCATAACTTGTGTATGATCCTTCAAGTCGCTGCCGTGCGTCTATATTATTTAATTGCATATAGATCACTTCGCTTTGTTTGTAGCTTCTTTGCAAGGTCATGTCGCCCACGACGATGTTTGAAAACACGTCGTCATAAAATGCGTACTGCCTGCGCGTGAATGCGTCTGCAACATATAGTCTGCCGTTGTATTCGATTATCAATGCTTCGTTGTCATAGCACAAATTTGTGATAAACTTCTGGATCATGTCACTTGAATTTTCATTCTGGTTCGGTTCATAATTCCACAAGTAGTATTCTTCTTTTCTTTCGGGCTTCCCCTTTATGAAGGTTCTGATCTCGCATTTTGCGATCGTGTTTGCGATCATGTTTATGGCGCAAGCTGTCGCCAGTTCCTTGAAGAAAACTTCTGTGAATTCTTCTTCAAGCTGCGTTCTGACGTTGATCGTTGCATTCCTTCCGAATGCGCGCAAAAAGAAGTCATTTGCATTCATTTATACCGCAACCCCCTTTCTAAAATTTGAATAACGGCAAAACAACGCTGCTTTGCTGCTGTTCTGGTATCAAGTCAGCCTGTGTCATTGCTGCCACGAATGCAAAAAAGCCGTCTGTCTTTCTGCTTTTTGCTTCGATCTTTTGATATTCATAATTGCCGTATTTCTTCGACTTGACTTTCTTTGTGTTGTTCGTATACCAGCGCATTAACGACGAATTGCCGTACACAATATTGTGATTTCTGAATGCGCTGTCGATTATCGGTTCGACCTTGATTTTGTCGGAAGGTCTGACCAGTTTTATATTTTTGTTTTCGTATGTGATCCCCAGCTTCGCAAGTGCATTTTTCAAAAGCGCGAAGCGGTAATCGTCAAGCGCGGTCATTTGAATACTATATGTTTGCATTTGCGCTGCGATCCAGCCTGTTATCAGTTCGGGATCTATTTCTGGCGCGTCTACAAATTCCAGTTCGCCTGTCGCTTCTGGCTCATGCAGTGGGTATTTTATGCGCCCCAGATCCGCGCTGTTTGTGCATACCCATGTTTTCTGTACCCAGACGAATTTTGCACCGCGTTTTGTCAATATTCCTGCCGAAGCAAAGTCATTGATCTTTGTGTAGTCAATGCCAACGACGGCGAATTCTCCCTGTTTCACTGGTTCGACTTCTTGATTTGTAGCCAGTATATTTTCCCAGCTTGTCAATTCCACTTCTTTGTTGCCCTGCCGCACATTCATTCGCTTTGTCATAAAGTCGCTTGAAGTGCTGCTGTCTTCCAGCCATTCTTTGTATTCCTTTCTGGTTTCTTCCATAAGGTTTGGCAAATAACGTAAAGAAGGATTTGCTTTGTGCCAGTTTTCTTCGTCGTGTACTTCTTCGGGATCGTCTAACATACATATAAACGGCAAAAAGCCGTTGTCTTCTGTTTCTCCGTCCAGAATTCTTTTTGCTTTCTCCAGCAAATTGTCAAGAACTCCGTCGCACACGTCGCCGTTTGTTGTTATATATGTTCGGCGTGGGTGCGGTTTCTTTCCCAGTGCCGTTGTAAACACTTTAATGTTGTCGTATGTTTCATATGCGTGCACTTCGTCAAAGTCTACCTTGCCCGATCGCAAGCCGTCTTTTGACTTTGCGTTGTTGGTTCGGTATTTCAGCGTTGATCCAGTTTTTCTGCAAACAATTTTTTCTTTGTTCCAGTAGAAGATCTTTTTTAGTTGCGCTTTTGTCTTCTTGTTTTTGCAGTTCTCCAGAATGTCGTATATATCGTTGAATGATGTTTGCGCCTGTTCTTCTGCTGTGGCGCAAATATCAATGTCGTACTTTTTTATGTCGTTGTATGGGCTGATCAAGGCGAAGTCTTCAAAAGCTAAATAGCCGTTTTTTCCTGCTCCCCTTGCAACCATGACAAAAAGGTCTGGAAAGCGCGGCAGTCCGTCTTCGCGGAACACGCAACAGTGCAATGTGAACACGAATTTTTCCCATTCAAACAATCCGAAGTCAAAATATTTCTGCAATCCCATGTATTGTTGTAGCTGGTCTGTTTTTATGGTCAATTTTTCATTTTTGAACACATTTTTGACGAATTTTATTAACTTTTTTTGGTATAAACACGCCCTTTTTTGACCGTTTTTTCCTTCATTTTCGACCAGTTTTATATAGTCGTAAATCTCTGGCACATCACAATACGAAGTCTTCATCGTCGCCACCACCTATCACGGCAGCACTTGCCTTCAATCCCAGTTCGGAAAGAAGCTTCAGCATTTGCGCGTTTGTCTTGTTGAACATATCCACGCTTTCATTTTTCTTGAAGCCGCACTGACCGCCGCCGTTGTTGTATTCAACGATAGTTCCGCGCTTTTGAATATCTTTGACAAGCAGGGTTTTTGTGACGTACATTGCCATGTAATCTTGCACCATGTCTTCAAAGAATTTGCCGCAAGTTCCGTTCGCTTCCAATTCGTCCAGCAAGTCTTTTTCGATCTCTTTGTATCGTTTTGACCGTGTAATTTTTTTCACTTCTTCGTTGCGTTCGTCTGGTGCTTTTTTTGCCATTTATACCCCACCCCCTTCATGTACGCGCGCGCAATTTCTGTTTTGTCTACCCCATGCCCCGATTCCCTGCCCCTGTCAAAAATCGAATTCTTTTTGAAGGGGGGATCTGTTACCAGCGTTCTTCGTTTACAAAATGATCTTTTCTGTACTCGTTCGCCACTCGCTTGTCTGGGTGCTGCTCATTGTGGCAGCTTTCACATAATGGTATTAGATTGACATATTGCTTGCCTTTGTATGTGTAATATCTTGACAATGCCAGTCGTGGGTGCTTTCTTATCCACTGCACATGATGAACACTTCTTGCTGGTTCGTGAAAGCCTTTGCGTTTGCAGAACACACATTCATAATTGTTTTCTTTTTTGATTTGTTCTGACAGTTCGCGCCAGTCTTTGCTTTTGTAGAACTTGATCAGCTTGTCTTCTCTGATTAGCTGATTGATCCACTTCTCCAGTTGTTCTTCTGACATTGCCATTTGTCTTCGTTCCTCTCTTTGTTGCTGGCAGCTTTACAACTGCCAGCGAAGGAAAGCTGCAAACAAAAAAGACAGAACGCAACAAACAAATTTCCTTCGTCTGTTGTTTTCTGTCTTCGTCTACGCCCCTATTTTACCACAACCCGACAAATATATCAATGATTAAACAAAAACCGCCTGTGGCTTATTCTGGCGCGTCTGCGCTTGCTTTTTGTCCTGCTGCCGCGCTGTCCTCTTAACTGAACGGCAATTCTTCGTCGATACCGTCTGGAATGTTCATAAAGCCGTTTTCGTCTGTTGGGTACTGCTGCGGCTGCTGTCCGTTTCCCTGCTGCCCTGTTGCCTGTCCGTTTCCTGCGGCTTTGCTTTCTGCGAATTCTTGATCTTCTGCGACAACCTCTGTTGTGTATACCTTCACGCCGTCGCGGTTTGTATAGCTGCCTGTCTGTATTCTTCCTGTGACAACCAGCTTTGTGCCTTTCTTGAAATACTTTTCGGCGAATTCTCCTGCCTTGCCGAATGCAACGATCTGCGGAAAGTCTGCGCCGCCGTCCTTTGTCCTTCTGTCAACTGCCAGCGTGTATCGTGCAATGCACATCTGTTCTTGCGAACTGTTCTGCTGCGTCCAGCGCACTTCGGGATCTCTGGTCAATCGCCCCATTAAAATGACTTTATTCATTTTCTTTTTCCTCTTTCATTTTTGCGCAGCACTCGCATTCTTTGATCCGCGCTTCCTTGTTGTTGTTTGATATAACTATGACTGTTAAACAAATAATAAATGTGATGGTGATTGCTGTTGCGTTCATTTGCCCTTCTTTCCAGCCGCGTGTCCTGCGATCAGTATTGCGAATGTGATCGGGAAGAATACGCCTGCTAATATGCTATATTTTTTTAGTTGTTCGTGTTCGTCTGTCTTTGTGTCGGGTGTGTTCTTTCGTGTTATCAAATACATATAGTACCCAGTGCCGATTGCAAATTCTATGTATAAAAACACTGCTACTGCTACCGCCACGCCTGCTGCCGCGCTCATTCTGTCACGCTTTCCAGATAATCTTGCAACTTTCTTGCCATTGCTGCTGTCTGGATTGCTTCGGCTGCCATGTTCTGTGCTGTCTGCTCCAGAATGCCTGCTGCCGCTTTGATTTCTTCATGTGGCGCATTGCCCTTTGTCATTTCCCAGATAACCGCAATTTGCCTTGCGACCTTCTGCAATTCTGTTTCTGCTTCCTGTGCTTCTTCCAGAATTACTGCATAGCCTTCATGTGTGCTGGTAAACTGTCGCCACGCCTTATTTGCTACGGTCAATTCTTCTTCGGTTGTCTTTTTTACTGCTTCGATCAATCCCTGTCGCATTGTTCTTTTCTCCCTTCGGTTCTTCATAAAGTTGTGTGCTTTCGTCCATTGCTGCTGCGATCGCTATTCCTGCAAGTAGCAGGATTGCAAGCGAACCGACCGCAAACAATATCAGCGCAACAATGATTATTATTGCATTCATTCACTTTCTTTTTCCTCTTTCCTTTTCTCGCACTTTGAAACAATCAGCCGAATTTTTATAATTTCGCTGTCTTCCAGATAGTCGCACACTGTCGCAAGATCTGACGCTATTTTGTAGCGTTCCGCTTCTTCTGGTGTGAATTCTGGTTCTTCGTGGCTTGTTTCCTCAACGGCGATCGGCTGGGTATTTCGCCCAGCCATAAAGTCGTCAAATTCCTGTTTATTTTCAAACGTCAATACCGCTTTCATGTTCCTGCCCCCTGTCAAATAGTGCTGCCGCAATCGTCCAGCCCATATTCGCGTTTTCTGCGCTTGCAATCTTCCAGCATGGCTTCCAGAATGTTCACTTCTTCGTCGCTCATGTAAATATAATATTTTTCAAGCATTTTCAGTGCATGAAGCCTTCTTGCATTTTCTTTTTCTTCTGCGGTTGTGTCGGTATCTGACACATGATCTTTCATTTGCTCCAGCGTTGCTTTGCTGTGTTCTTCTTCGGCTTCTTCCTGTTCTTCTTCGCCTGCTGCCTGCTCCGCTTCTTTTTCCTCTGCCATTGCCTTGATTTCTGCTGCCCTTGTTTCCTGTCCTGCTGCCGCAGCTTCCGCAATGGCGTTCTGGTCTTCTTCTGGCAGTTTGCTTGCTTCGGCTGCTGCCGTCATGCTCATTGTACCAGCTTCAAACTGTTCTTTGATTGCGTCTGTGGCGTTATTGCTGATCTGCTGCAATGTTCCGATCGTTCCTGTTGCTTCTCCCATGATCGCGGCGATATAGTCACGCGTGCGTGTTCCTTTTTCTGGTTTGAATGCGCCTTCTGCCTTCATTTGCTGCAAAAGTTCTTTCCACTCCTGCGCTTCGATCATTTTGTCGTAGTCTGTCGGCTTTCTGTTGAAGGTGTTACCGATCAGCAGTTGCATTCTGAATTCAAGTTCTGTCATGTCCTTGTATCTGCACGGAACTTCTGCGAATTCTTCTTCGCCTTCCTGCACAAGCAAGTCAACTGCTGTTATTCGTCTATGACCGGAAGCCAGCCAGTATTCGCCGTTTACACGCCCCAGCAAAAGCGGCTGTTGCAATCCCCCTGCCATGTGAATGCCTGTTGCCAGTTCGTTTATTTCTTCCACACTGTATTTGTTGTGTTTTGTGACGATAATTTCTTTGTAATGCAATTTTATGTCTGTGTAGCCTTCTTCTGACTGCATAGATCCGCGCGTTTTGCTGTTTAATATGCTTGTAATATCAAAAGCCATGTCTTTTTCCTTCCTTTCGCCTATTCTTCGCCTAAATATTCCCGAATGAATTTTCTATAATCGACCGAAGCCGCGCACATCTTTGAAAATTCTTCAAGCGGCACTTTGCTATATGTCCAGTCGTCCACTTTGTCGCTAAATCTGATCTTTGTTGCAAATACCTTGTGTGGGCTGTTCTTTCGCAACCATTCTTCGGCAGCAAGTGAAAATGTTGTCTTTTTAAAGATTGTCAGCAATACGCCTGCTACCTTCAAGCCCCTGTTTATCGCCTTTATGTTGTTGATCTGCTCTGTGATGATGTCCACGCCGTCAAGCGACCAGTCATTCAGTTTCACAGTGACGATCACTTCGTCAGAAGCACAAAGCGCATTGATCACGCACATACTGACCGACGGTGGATTGTCAATAATACAAAAATCATACTGATCGGCGACCGATTGCAGGAATAATGCGAAGCGATCTGCTTGATTGTCTGTTGCTGCCAGCACTTCATATTCTGCGCCTTCCAGCGTCATGTTTGCGTTTATCAGATCCAGCGTTTCTGTGATGTGGTATATTGTCGGCGCAATCTTTCGCAAAATGTGACTGCTGCCGCAGTTGTCTTTCGGGTATAGCTTGCCGAAAAACTGGCTTGTGTTCCCCTGCTTGTCGTTGTCAATCAGCAATACACGCTTTTTATACTTCGCGCCCGATAGAATGTGCGCCATTGTGATTGCTGTTGTTGATTTTCCCACGCCGCCTTTTAAGTTGATGATTGATACTGTTTTCATGTTTGCTTTCCTTCCTTTCGTCGTTGTCATTCATATTCGCATATTGATATATTTTCAAGGACGCACGCCGCGCAGTCCTTTTTCGTTTCTGCTCCGTCAAAACAAGCTACTGGCAGGAATTCTTCGCCGAAACAACATTCGCCATGTATGGCGGCATATGTCAACGCCTGCTTTATGCTTTCCGTGTCTTCGCTGCTGCAATATATTTCAATGCGTTTCTTCGGTCTGCAAGGTTCTGACATTGGATCGGTCAAAATAGTTGCTGACTGCTGCAAGTATGCTTCCAGTGTCCTTGTTGCTTCTTCTCCACTCCAGCAGACTTCTACTTTGTAGCCTTGTTCTTTCAGATTTGCGATCCATTCCTTCTGGTTGTCCGTCGGCTTGTTCTTGCCGTACTTCATTTCGATGTAAAGACCAGCGAAGCCGCCGCGTGCTACTGGCAGACATAGATCTGGCACTCCTGCTTTTACTCCCATAGCTTTGAAGCGTGCTGCTTCTGTTGCGTTACGTTTTCCACCGTTCGGAACGTGAAAAAGCAGCTTTAATTCTGGAAAACGGTTTGTATTCCAGTTCGCCCAGTCGATCGCGCCCATTTGTTCGGTGTCTTCTCCGCGTTTTAGGTTTCCGTACATTCGTTTTTGCTCCCTTCTCTCGATGTTTTCTTCGGATTGTCAGAAAGCCCCAGTAAATAGTCGCAAGTACATTGCAAAGCCTTTGCAAGTCCGACATATTCAGTTGCAAGCGGTGTCCTGCTGCCGTTTGTCCATCTGCTGATTGTCGGTTCTGTCTTTCCTGTCATTTCTGCCAGTTCTCTTTGTGTCATATTTAGCGCACGCAATCGAATTTGTATTCTTTCGGCTGTCGCGCTCCAGTTTTTATTCTTCATGCGTCGCCGTTCTCCTTTGCTGTTATTCTGTAAAGTTCGCGGACTTTCTGATCTCTGTCTTCCAGCAGTGTCATTCGTCTGGTTAGTTCTTCCAGAAGGTCTTTGCTGGGTATTGTTTTTAACACAATCAGTTTTTCGCTTTCTTCCAGTCCTCTTGCAACGCCCTTGAATTCTTCAAGGTGTCTTTTCTCCAGTTGTTGATCGTTCTTTTCTTCTGTTGTCATAGTTCTTCACGCTCCTTCAATGGTTTTTGATACTCGGTCAATTCTTCCACAATCAGATCGCGCGGCAGAATATCCCTGCAAAAGTAAATCGTCGCAAATGACGCGCCCTTCTTGAATTCTTCCATGTTGTCTGGGCTGTGGAAGCCGATCCGCTTGTCAAATGACAATAATTGTATGCCCTGTTTGAAGAATTCAAAGCGCGATACGCCCTGCAATGAATTCAAGGGAAGAAGGATTGCAAACGGCTTGCCGATTTCGTAAAGCCTGCGCAACACTTCGTCTTTCTTCGTAAACGGTGGATTGCTGACAATCACGTCGAAGTCGTCTGGCATATACTCGAAGAAGTCTTGCCCTTCTTCTATGCTGCTTCTTACTACTTGCCACCCCCCCCCTGCTTGAATGTCTGATAAAACGCCGACCACTCGCAGTCGAACAGCAACCAGATCTTTTTGTCTTTGGGTATGTATTTTGTAATGGGATCGACCGCATAAAACGGTGTGTATTGTTCGTTTGACGCTTCCGTGCGGTCTGCCTGCAAATATCCTTTATTTTGTGCCATGTTTTTTTCGCTCCTTCTTCTTCGTTTCTGTGATTTCCACTTCGCCTGTGTCAAGGTTTAGTGTGTAGCTGTCTTTCGTGGTCTGGTTGTATCGCTTCATACTGTCTTTGATCAGCGTATATGTAAAATACATAAAGCCTGTTACTTCGTGCCATGCTTCCTGTACGCTGTCGCGGTCTAAATACCAGCCCGACGGTATTTGTATATTGTGACTGTATGCGTTGCGGCTTGACACTGTCTTTTTCTCTGGTTCTGGGATCTTTAGGTTTTTGCTGGAATTGTAACGCTTACCGCCGAAGCCTTCGTCTGTCTTCATGGTCTTTTCAGAATACTTCACAAAGTACGACGCTAGTTTTGCATATTGTCCATTGTCTTCCATTGGCTTTATTGTGATGAAGCCTTTATCCCAGCAGTTTTTCAATTTTCTTGCTTCTATGTCGTTTATAACCATGTGAATGTGTGTTGCTCCGCGTTCTCCGCGTTCTGCTACCCAGACATATTGCAATTCTTTGTCATTTTCCTTGTAAACCTTGCGAAGTGACCGCAGCAGCTTTTCAGCGTCCTTCTTCAACTGGTCTTTGCTTTCTGGTCTGTTCTCTTTCTTGTATGACCATGTGACATATAGGCTTGTGCCGTCAAAGTTTTCATTCAAGATCCATGTCAGTTTCTTTATTGCCTGTCTGGAATTCACTTTCTTTTGTGCTTCACTGGTTTTATTCTCTTTTGCTCTCCTGCTTCCACCCTTCATGTCAGATCTGACACTGTAATAATATGTGAATTGCTTTGTTTTTCCTGCTCGGCATATCTCCTGTTTGTATGGCATTGTGTTTTCTGTCCTGTTTGTCGGTAAAATAATATGCTTAACAAGTCAGAAAAGCGGCGCGAAAACCGCATTTTTATTGACTTTTTCGGGTTTTCGTGATATGCTTTTTATAGGTTTTTAATTTGCATATTACGAAAACACTTGATCGCTACAAATTGCCGTTTGTAGCGATCTTTTTTGTTGTTCTTTGCATAGCGTCGTTTGTGATCATTCCTTCGTTTGTGATTTCATTTCTTCTATCATGTGCGCCAGTCCGTCTGCTGCCGCTTCCCATTCTTTTGCGTCCTTCTGTGCTGCTGCAAGCTGCGCTTTCAACTTTGCGATCTCTGTGTCCTTGTCGTTTTTCGGCTTTTGCTCCAGACGTTTTCGCAGTTCTGGTCTTTCGCAGACTGTCAAAACTGCCCTGCTGCCGTATTTGTCAACAAACATCTGCTGACCGCAGCACGCGCAAGTGTGGATCGTGTTGTCCTTTATCGCTTCAATAGGGATCTGCCTGCCGCATTTAAGGCAGGCGCGCCCATTCTTGTCCTTTACTCCAAAACTTCTTTTTATTGCCATGTTATTGCCCTATAAAATCAAACAACCGCATTTGCGCCATTTCGTCGCGCAGTCGTTCGTCTGCCTTTGTAAAATATTCTTTGTCGATCTCGAAGCCCAGAAAGTCGTGTCCTGTTCGGTACGCTGCCCGAAGACAAGCCCCCGATCCTGCGTGGGTGTCAAGTATTTTGTCGCCTGCCTGCGCATAATTTTGTATTACCCATTCATATAGGCGAATAGGCTTTTGCGTCGGGTGGAATGTGAAGTCTTTTTGCAATTCTGCGCGGTTCATCACAATTATTCTTGTGGGTTTTTGAAATGTACTGTATGCCAGTTCACAGTCTGACATCGTCAAGCCGTGTTGTCCTTTATCCCACACGATCCAGCCCTTTGCCCCTATGCGCAAATGTTCAACAAAGTAATTCCCCCCCCCAAATAATCTGGTTGACGCTGACACGCTCCAGTTCTCTGAAATATTCTTCTGGCGGTATCTGTCGATCCCAGTCTTTCTGGGTGTGCGCTTTCCTGTTGTGCTTCGGGTTTTTGTTGATACTTAATTTTTGACCGTCCACCCCTATGCCATAAGGGGGATCGCAGATTGCAAGTTCAAAGAAGTGGTCTGGTATTTCCTTCATTGCTTCCATGCAATCTGCGTTGTATATCCTGTTTAATTCAAACATTGTTCGCCGCCTACTGCTCGAATACGTCCACGCCCGATGTTTCACGAACGATCTTGATCTTGTCTTTTGCCATAGCCATGATCCTACATTTCAAGCCTGTTTTAATTGTCAAAACAATCTGTTTTGCGTCCTTGTCGCATACAAGGTCAATCGCTTTATCAATCAGATCCAGCATTTCTTCTGGCTGGGCGAACTGCCCTGCACCTTCTCCGAATAATTCCTGCGCGCGTTTCTTCGCGGTCTTTCTTCGGTTTGCTGTTTCTTGATAGCTTTTCGCCAGATCGCATTCGCAACGCATTGTTGCTGCTTCTTCCAGCTGTGGTTGTGTCATTTCTTCGGCATTCTCAACAAGTAACTGTTGACCGCAGAAGCGACAAGCTGCCTGCTTTGTTTCATTTGCCATTGTTTTTGATCTCCCTTCTTTTTATCTCGCATAAAGTGCAAAGCACTGTATTGCTATGATCCCGATCAAAGTACATATCAACGCCCACAAGCGACCGCATGATCTCCAGCGTGCGCGCATTATTCTTTCAGTCCATGCCTTTTCGCGGACTGGCGACCATGCCTTGTCGTCTATGTACTCATGCGCAAATATTTTTCTGCTGTCGTTTCCGAACTTTTCCACATTCTCTGGCACGTTCTCGTTGATGTAATCAAATTCAAGACCGTGTTTGTGGCAGAATTCCACTGCGTCTTCAAGGTCTTTGCCGCAACGGCACGTCCACAAAATGAGAATGTCGCCGCGTCTTTTGATCTCTTTGCAAGTCATAAACATTGAAAAATACGGCTTGATGATTTCTGGGAACTTCGTTTTTGCAAGTGTGCCGTCGAAGTCAACGGCATATATTTTCTTGTATGCGCTCATGCTCCCACCTTTCCGAAACGAAGAAGGCGATCAAAAAACTTTCTGCGCTCTATCTTGCCGATCTGTACCAGTCTTCTTTCTGCGATTGCTCCGATCATGGTGTTTAATCGCTTCAATTCTGGTTCTGTGATGTTTTCGTGAACTTGCATTGCGTTGGCATATCCGACCGCGATTGCGGCGCAGACGAAAACATCGTCGCGATCCTTTGCTTCCTTCACTCTGTCCAGTAGTTCTTCCACGATCTTCATGTCGCGTCTTTGCTCCTCGATTTTGTGTGGGTTTGCATGGATCAGAACTTTTCCCGATGTTTCGGCGTGTTCTCCGATCGTTTTCCACATTTCTTCCAGTAGTTCGTCGATTGATACTTCTTTGACTGTTGCTTTTACAAACATTTTGCTTTCCTTCCTTTCTTCGTTTGTGTTATTCGTCGCCTGCTGCCTGCTGCAATCCTTCTGGAAGGTCAATTCCTGTCAGATCTGCGCCGAACTGTGCGACTGTGACTTCGTATGCCGTTATAAGATGTGGCACATCGTCAATATATTTTTTAAACTCCCTTGATTGCATACGCCCCAGCACTTCAACGTATGTTCCTTTTGGAAGGGCTGCTGCTACGTCCGCAACCTCTCCCCAGCAAATGCACGGTATAAAGTCCGCTTTGCTCTTGCCGTTTGATACCGCCACCATAAGACTGACGACGTGAACGCCTTTTGAAGTGGTGCGCATGACTGGTGTTTTGCACACGTTACCTTTCAGCGACACTTCGTTTTGCTGGTCTGCTGGCGGTTCATTTATTGCCATGACTTCGGCTTCTATGTAAATTTTGACCGACGGTGCAGTGGGTTTTCTGTCAAATACGTTCTGTGTCTTGACTTTTCCCCCGATCAGCACTTCCGCGCCCTTCTTAAAGCGTGCAAGCTGCTTTTTTGTAGCTGCTACCGATCCAGAATATTGCAGGATCAGTCTGTCTTCATTTCCGCTTTTTCTCGGTACAATGATCATTGTTTCGTATATCTCTTTTTTCCAGTCTGGTGCTTTCAAAATTGCTTTTGGTGTGTCGGCAATCACTCCAACGATCCCGACGGTGTTTTCTCTGTTTTCGCTCTGCATGGCTGCATATCTCCTTTTATGTTGTTTTTGTCCGTCGGTTCGTTCATGGCTTCGTATGCGTCATATAGCTTCGCTTTTAAAACAAGTATTGTGTATTTTTGTTCTTCAATCTGTTTCAATAGCTTGTCTTCTCTGCGTAGTGCTTCAAATAGTCTGCTTTCTGTGTTGTCCTTTTCTTCCTGTGCCTGCGCCACGCGGTCTGCATATTTCTGGCAGGCTTCTTCGTAGTTTTTCGGGCTGATCCAGCCTTGCAGTCGCATTTCTTCTCTGAATGCGTCTTTGTATGTGTCTAATGTCTTTTTGAATGCTTCTTTTGCGCCCAGTGTATCAACCAGTATTTGTAGTGTGGTTTCTTCGTCAAGTCGCAGCATTGTTTCGACCGCTGCTGTGTTTAGCTTGTTTATATATGCAGTCAGCGCGGCGCAACTTTCCACGCCCTGCACGCCTTTTTCTTTAAATTCTCCGATAATGCGGCATAATGTCGGCGCGCTTGTTCCCACTCCGTCGTTTTGCCAAAATTGTGTAGATCTCATTTATATTTCCTTCCTGCTGCCGTCGGCAGTCTATTTCAAATAAATTGTGTAGTATATTTTCATTTCAAGATCTGAAAACTGATACTTTGCCAGCAATTCTGGTTCAAGTGGCGGCATTAGATCTTTTTCTTTCCATTGCTTGTGTCGCAACTCTGGAATGACGCGGAAGCGTTCGACTTCTTCTTTGCCTGTCAGTCCGTTTTCATTGTGCTTTATGTTCGCCGGATACCCGATGTATAGATCTTTGTCGCCTTTGATGATCCGCAGGCGGTCTGGGTTCTGTAATATGTTCAAAAGGTCTTGAAGTGTCATACTGCCACGCTTTCTGTATTGTCAGCCGTTTCATTCAAAAGAATTTTTCTGAATATACTTTCAAAAATCGGAACTGCAATGCTGTTTCCTGCCTGTTTGTATAACGCCATTGTGTAACGTCCGACGCGCTTTTGTACTGCTGCCGCAGCGTCAAAGTCTGCGTCTGTGTAACCTTGAAGCCGCCAGCATTCGCGTTCTGTCAAATATCTGTAACGCCCTTCGCCGCAATCAATGACTTGCGCTGGCGTTCTGTCCTGTCTTGTTGTGATTGTGTATGCAAAATCTTCTATGACTGTGGCACGCTTTATGCCCTTGTGTCCTATGACGTTATATACTGACGGTTGCGTCACGTCATAAACTGGCGGCACATCGTCCAGCAAAAAGTCGTTTATATTTCGCATTGGCGTTCTGATCAAGTCCGAAAAGTCGAATTGTTCGCCGTCCAGTGTGGAAATTGTGAACACTCTTTCGCGCGCTTGCGGCAATCCGAATTCCCTTGCGTCCAGAATTTCATAACTGCTTGTGTAACCCATGCGCGTCATTTCTTTTATGTATCTGTCAAAATTCGCCTTCATGTGTTTTGATAGAACATTTTTGACATTTTCCCAGATAACAAAGCGCGGTTTCCACTCTCCCATTTGATCAATAATGTGTATTGTTTCCCACATAAGACTTGACCGTGTTTCGCTTCCTTCTTCTGCGCCCTTCTGCTGTCCTGCGATTGAAAAATCTTGACATGGGCTGCCGTGGATCAAAATGTCTGGTTTTAAATTCCAGCCGACAACGCTTTGTGTTTTGTATGCCAGTTCGCTTTCAAACATTGCATTGTATGATCGCACTGCGTTTTCGTCTATTTCTACATAGTCAATGGCTTTTGTCGGTATGCCGATGTTGCGAAGTGCGCAACGTGGCGAACCGATACCGCCGAATAATTCAAGTATTTTGATTTCTGTTTCTGTTTGTATGGTTCTTCCTTTCTATACCGCGCGGATCTGCGCCAGTTCTGCTTCTATGTCTGCGCCCGAATATGACGCAAGCTGCGCTGGGCTGATCTGGTATGTCCATTTTGACGACATTTTCAACGCCGTACCGATTGGAAGAACATTTCTTTGCAGTCCTATTCTGACGAACTGATCCGACACATGAAGTATTTTTGCAGCTTCCACAACTGTTATTTTCCCGATACTCATTGCGTGCCACCTTCTTTCTGCGCCTGCTGCCGCGCTTCAATTCTCTGGGCGATAGTCAATTCTTTATCGTCGATCAACTCCCTGCCGTCGATCAGCCCTTGTCTGAATTGTTCTGTTTTGATGTGTCGCCAGATTGTGTGCCAGCTTCCAATTTGCATAATAGTTTCAAATAATTTTTCTGGTTTCATATCTGCAAAATATTTGCTGCCGTCTTCGCCTTCGTGCTGCTGCCATTTCGGCAATAACTCCAGCAATGCTGCTTCCATTTCTTCTGTCAGATCGAATGTGACTGTTATTTGCTTCATGTGCTTTCGCTCCCTTCGTATGTGATATTATTTTTATAAAGATTTTCTTTATTTTTGTTTTGAATTACTGTATAATAGGAAAAGGCTTGAAGCGAAGTCGCAGAAAGTCGGTGTATATGGAAAATGAATTGTTTATGTGCTTGGCAGTGCTATTGCCTTTTGCACAAAATATATTGACGACGAAGGCTTTTGAAGTTCACTTCAAAATACACGTTCGACGAATTCTAACACTTACGACGACTATAAAAGTAACTATCTAACCATTGTTGCGCGCGTTCTCCGCTTCTCGCTTTTCCGAACTGACATTGTGGTGCGAACACAATGTCAGTTTTTATTTATTGAAGTATACTGCGATCAGTATTACTGCCGTGATACCGATCCAGAATATTGCTTCCAGTCTGTCAAATTCCTTCATTTTCGTTTTCTCCCTGCTCAAAAATGAAACCTTTGTCAATTAAGAATGTGATCCAGTGTGCGCCTGTGACGTTGTCGCCTGCGATCCATTCGTCGTACTGTTCTTTGCTTTTGATGTTGTATTGCTCCAGAAAATGTTTTGCATTGTCTATGCAGTCGGCTTCAAATACGCAATCTGCAAAGAATGACTGCTGCGACGTTGTGTATTTGTTGTGTGGCGCGTCGCGCATAACTTCAAGAATAACAACAGGCTTTCCCGATTTCTTCCCGATCCCTTTTCGGATCACAACCGCTTTACTAAAAAGCCAGCCATTCCAGCCGCGCCGCATGGGTGCAAATTGATATGTGGGAACTTGTACCAGATCGCCTTCTTTTAATCTGTCAAAATTTACTTTTCGCATACCGTCGCCCCTTTCCTATGCTTCCAACTCCACAAAGTAGTTGTCTTCTGCTTCTGTGTAGTAATCTTTGAACATTGCAAAGCGGTTGCCGTTGTATTCTTCCAGAATTCCGCAGAATTCGATCCGCGCTTCAAAGTGTCCGCGCTGCTCCACTGCGTCGTTGATGTTCTCCAGTGTCGTGTGTGTTCCCCAGACGCTTCCGCGCTGTCTGTCGTTTACGCAATCCAGATTGTATCTTCCTTTAGGCTGTAACATTTTTTCTTTTCTCCCTTCGTAGTCAAATATACATCTATGCTTCGGCTGCTGCCGTCTGTCTTCTTACAAAATAATCAAGTGACACGCCCAGCGCGTCGCATACTTTGAAATATTCTGTTGCTTCAAGTTTTCGTTGTCCGTTCATAACGGCGTTGAATGTCTGAACTGTAAAACCGCTTTTTTCTGCAATGGTCTTCTGCTTCAATCCGTGTTCGGTAATATAGTTCTTAATCGCTGCGCCCAGTTCTGTTGCGCTCAACATATTGCTTGCACCTTCTTTCTGTAATCATTACTGAATTTCTGTAATTCATAAGCCGATTATATGCCCGACATTCTGTATTGTCAAGATGTTTTTACTTATTTTCTGTAATTATTTTATAATTTCCTGTATTTCTGCTTTGTAAATTCTTGATTTTCTGTATTTTTATGTTATAATTTTCTTATCTTATAAAAAGGTGGTAATACACATGGAAAGCATGATCAGAGAAAATATAAGAAAGAATATTGCACGATATAGAAAAATGAATGGGTATACCCAGAAGGAACTTGCCGACATTATCGGCGCGAAAAATAGCACTGTTTCAAACTGGGAACAGGGCGCAAATTCTCCAGACATTGAAATGATCTTTACTTTGTGCCAGTTGTTCAAGATTAGCGTTGCTGAAATGTATGGTTGTGATACTGTGCAAAGTGAAAATTCTTTGACCGTGACTGGAATTGAACGCGACATCGTGCTTGCGTACCGCAAAGCCGACGACATCGGCAAAGCAATGGTGCTTCGCGCTCTGGGAATTGAAGAAGTTGTCGCCAATGTAAAAAGGGCATAAAACGACATGGTAATATTATTCATGTAGACTTTAGAAACAAAAGAAAATGAAAACCGCCGTTGTGCTGGTAACACTTCGGCGGCTGCAAAATCTCCGATTGATCGGGCTTCGCTATTTAATTTCTGGACAAAATTATTATAGCAAAAGCCCTTCAATAAATCAATGAAAAAGGGGCTTTTATTTTTGCGCCTTTTTCCAGAAAAATCAAAGAAAGAAGGTGCTTTTTATGAGTATGAAACGCGCAAACGGCGACGGATCAGTCTATAAAATCGGCGGCAAGCGCAGAAAGCCGTGGGCGGCGCGAATAACGATCGGCTGGCAGATCGACGCTAACACAGGCAAGGTCAAGCAAGTATACCAACCGATCGGCACTTTTGCCACGCGCCCCGAAGCCGAAAAGGCTTTGAATTCGTTTCTTGAAAACCCATACGACATTGACGCGCACAAAATCACATTTGCGGAAGTGTACGAACGCTGGTCAAGTGAATACTACCAGACTTTATCGAATGACAGTTCCGCGCGAACCTACAAAGCGGCGTTTGCCTACTGCAAGCCACTGTATAATATGCGAATGCGCGACATTCGCGTGGAACATCTGCAAGGCGCAATCAATGACGCGCAAGTCGGCGACGCTACAAAAAGCCGTATGAAGTCCATGTTTAACATGATGTATAAATGGTGCATGATCCATGAAGTCGTTGACAAGGACTATTCAGCGTTATTCGTTCACAAAACAGGCAAGCGCGACAAAACAAAGCGCGTGCCGTTCCGTAACAGTGAAATTCAGAAGCTATGGAAAATTAAAGACTACAAAAACGCAGACATGGTGCTTTTCGATCTGTATACTGGCTTTCGTCCGTCAGAAATACTGCTGATCGAAAATAAATATGTGGATCTGGTGCGCTGGAGAATAAAAGGCGGTATGAAGACCGACGCAGGACGCGATCGCGTTGTGCCGATCCATGAGAAAATACGCCCGATTGTCGAAAAGCATTACAACCCCGACAATAAATACTTGTTTCTTGATGAAGCAGGAAAGCAAATGACATACGATCAATACCGTGGACGTTTTAAAAATGTTATGCGCCAGATCGGTGCGACGCATACGCCCCACGAAGCGCGGCACACATTCATTTCATGTGCAAAGCATTTCAAAGTTGATGATCTGTTGCTCAAAGCCCTTGTCGGGCATAAGATCCGCGACGTGACCGAAGCGGTTTACACGCACCGCCCTTTGTCGGACTATGCCGAAGCTGTCGCCATGATAAACTATGAAGGTGCAGACATCGAACTGGAAGCGATCGACGCTGAATGGGATTGACGACCGCGCCTGCTGCCGACGAAGCATTCAAAAAGCCCCCAGACAAATTTCTGGGGGCTTTCTTTTTGTGTATTACGTCTGTGTACTACCTGTGTATTATCCGTGTATTATGTGTCGGTTTTTATAGGTTTTCACAAGTTTTTGCAGTCCTAAAAGACCGCATATTTGCTGTATTTTTTAGAATTTGCCTGCTTCGGCAGCTTCCTCGATAGAAACTGCAACTGCAACTGTCATACCAACCATTGGGTTGTTACCTGCACCGATGAGACCCATCATTTCTACGTGAGCAGGTACGGAA